GGGGCACCGGCGAAAACTCGGATTTTACCCTTGGCTATCTTTTCAAAGGACAAAGCTTCATCCTTCAAGTTAGCTCTAAAAATCAAATTTGGACGCTTGTGTTCAGCAGCCATAGCCATTAGGTCGTTCAACTCCTGTTCAATGTCCATCTTGTCGGCATCAAATACGATATCATAAGCATAGGTGATTGTGCCATCTTCATTATTGATCTCCCTAATGTATTTCATTGTAGGGGAACCAAGTTTATCTGACAACTCACTCTGCTTCAAAAACGAGATTTTGGGTTGATTCAAAGGAAAACCCATAGATGTGTTAATGTTGATAGGATCAAATCCCTTCACACCAGCAACACCATTTAGAGCATCCTCAAAAGACAACAAATGAACGTGTTCTTTAAACTGCGGTGTAGCAGTCATAAAATTACCCAATTTCGTTTTGATATCATCCACAGCCCATTTAAGGATAAGTGGATTCAAAGGAGGTCGAACACGATTGATATTAATCAAGTCTTTGTGTCTAGCCATTTTCACAGCACTTCGTTCTGGGCCGGCATGATTGCGTACAATACCAATTGTTTCCAACCGTTCACACAATGGAGATTCAATAATATCACTACTGAATGTACCGGTGGCCAAATTATGCTCACCTATACACTCTAATGTGACATCTTCATCATTCGGAACCCAATGAATTGCATTGTGGGAATGAACATGATCGTTAATCTCAAATTGCTTTCCCATCACCATTTTAGGCATCTCAGTTGTTTCTGCTATCACAAGTTCTTTAGAAATTTTTACACTAGCTCGATCCAACAAACAGGCAGCGCCTTTACGCCCATTACCTGCTGTGTGGATGCCGAGAATCATAGGATTTCTTCCTGCAAGAACAATCAATGCACCGCACAATCCTGGATATGAATCAAAGGGTAAGTCATATTTGATGCCCTCATATGGTTCAATACCATTTGGAGCAACAAGTCCGACATGTGTGATTTTGAAAGTTACTGGGCACTCACCACCAAGTGGCGTGCTCTCATGCAAATGTGATTCTAGAGTATCCTTACTGAGCCGATACATCACAACATCAGTTCCAACTCTAACATCTCTCGTCTCGCTGTAAAACTTGTCAAAAGCGTAGGTAGAACCACCGGGTAAATCAAGAACACATAAATCATGTCCCTCAACTCTGGTACAGTTTGCGCTGTTAACCATTTGATGGATTCTACGGGCGCCAACAAAGCCTTTTGGTTTTTGGCAAATATCAATGACGTAAGATGTGCCGTCTGAAACCTGACTAAACATATGCCAGGGCGCCAACCAACATCCACCTGAAATGGGTGTGATTATGCACCAACGAACAAGTCCAATGGTTTCACGAGAAACAGCATCAATACACTGCACTTTGAGAATGCACATATTCTTAGACAATTTTTCTTCAAAGCTAGCCACGTTTGTGGAAACAGCTTGGTTGGTAGAAACAATTTTGTGCTTGAGAACTTTCTGATATTTGTCGTCACGATTAGCCATCATCCGAGGCGTTGTAGAATGCATTTTAACTTCCATCAAAGTAGCCCCTTGTTCCATAACTTCCTGACCACGAGAGAAAAATTTGTTCATCAAAAAGAATGTGGACACAACGCCTGCAACCACTGTTAGCATTTTATACTCAACGTGATGTTTAGACAGATGTTTCCTCATCTTGTGATGGCACTCCCTTATGGTGCCTCTAACAGCTTCCAAAGCAATTTCTGTTCTCTGTTTTATGCCCATTGTGGCCTCAATTGGATAGAAATGAGTCAATTTCTTGAGGTCATATTCTTTCTTACATTGCCATTCATAGACAATGTCATCCTCTTCTCTAACTCGATGCTCCCATTGTCGGAAGTCAAGCTGAGATCTGTATGCGGCGTCAGGAACCCAATCAAAGTCAGGTGTATCAAAACCACCGTGTGGTTGCAAGCAACATTTGACACAAGGCAATGTGAAAATGCCATGTCCTGGCACATCGCAATGTGGTCTGTCGAACACTCTTGTGGAAGACTCAACGAGTTTCTTTTGAAGAGCATAATGCTTAGGTGTTACTGCAGCCAAATATTCCAATAATTCAATGATTCCTCCACGCACTTGTAATTTTTCTGTATGTGTGTCAACCAAACCACCAGTGTTGTGCACTTGAATAGTACTCATTTTGAGGTCCCATATATTTGGTTGAGCTTCTCCTGCATACTTCTCCAAAATCTTACCCTCACTATCTCTAGTACCGGGTTTCATAGCAACATCAATGATCAAATCAAAGCGTCGCAAAACAGAAGTAGGGTTTACAGAAAAATACCATGCATGCAAATCCGAAGTATTGGTAGTGACTATAACAGTCTTACACCGAATGTCATTTTTGCCCTTCTTCTCAGCCTCTGGACTCAGGGCTGCACAATGCATGTTGTTAATGAATTGAATAAGAATGAACAGCGGATTACCCTCAGCTCGTTCTGGCTTGGAATTGCCCATGTCATCAAAGATGACAGTATTGTGTCTTGTTCGAAATTCAGACTGATATTTGTCATTACCATTGATTGTGGTCGTGTACTGGTCACCTTCTTTAATTCCATTTGTGAGATTTATACAATGGGCAACAACACCAGCAAGTGTGCTCTTTCCGACAGACGTGGGTCCTCGGATTAGAACAGCAAATGGTTTTTCTCGAGTCGCTGCAGCATGCCATGCTGCTTCAATATCGACTATGAAGCGATCGAGTTGAATCAGTCGCACAGTTATGAGCTGTTTCAAACGTGCATCATGGGAATTTTTAAAATACCCATGTGCAGCAATTGTTTTCATCAAAAATTCAACAACTTCAACTTCATCATGCACACCAAATTGCAAACGCATTTTCTCAAATTGACCACTCATGTTAAGTTGAACTAAGTTACAACTGACACGAAATAGCTCATCAAGCTGATGTTCCTCCTGGGAAGACAACAAATAAGACCAGTCCTGTGTAACCAGTGCCGGCCATATGCTGTCCACAACCCAATCAATGGTTGAGGCAAGATGCTCAAAAATGGACAACCCACCAAAAGCAATAGCCTTGACTTTGAACATACGATAAAAATCCTTGCCCATAATCGTCTCAGCCTTTTCTGGCAACAAACCAATGGCAACCAACAAATTCATGGCGTTGGACAGCCGTATGCCAAATTGCCCCTTAAGAAGGGTATTCCAATTGTCTGAAAACCATCCAGCTTGTACATATAAAACTGGTTCGATAGGCTCCCATTCTGTATCCTCCTCAATCTGTGGAGGCTCTTCGTGTGTTGTGAACAATTCGAAAATGTGCTTGTACACAATTTGCCCTACACTTTCATGTTGTGGCAAATTTGCATTCAACCATTGTAGTATGTCAGGCAACATTTCTGGCAAAGATCTCCGTTGTGACAATCCAAGAACCATAATCAACAAACTTTCTATTCGTTTGATAATATTCTTGACCATCGGTCCATCTGGTGAAGTAAGTTGTAAAACTCTTTCAATCTTCTCCAATACTTCCAACACATCATTAACCACCATCCCAGTTTTATTAACTGAATGGTGAACATTATCCAATGTTTCCTTTGCACCTCCAATTGCATCGAATAAACCCATTTGTGGATTCAATGCCGAGTCATCCGACTCTACCATATTTAATGAAGTTTTGGTTTCTTCTTGAAAGTGGGGGCCCAGCTGGCTAACTGGGCAGCACATGCTAACGTATTTATAGCGGTTTCCCTCCGCGGTAGTGTATTGCATGTTTAGTCTAAAGAATTCATTGGTAGGCAACTACGGTACCAATATAAGTGGTGTAATTCAT